TCTATGTAGAAAACGCAGTTTACTGTTTAATTATGGTTACAGCATTTGCAGGTGTATTGTTTGTAGGTGCATTTATAGATGAAGTTATATTGGGGAATAAACAATGAAAGAATTAATACAAATTAGAGAAGCATTAAAAGTACCAAAAAACCAAAAAAACACATTTGGTAATTATAAGTATCGTAGTTGTGAAGATATATTAGAAGCAGTTAAGCCTTTATTGGCTAACTGCTCTCTAACATTATCAGATGAAACAAAAGAAGTATGTGGCATACCTTATGTAGAGGCTACAGCAACATTATCTAATGGCGAGCATTTTGTGTCTGTAAAAGCACAAGCAGGTGTTGCTATTGCTAAAAAAGGTATGGACATAAGTCAATCATGGGGCAGCTCTAGTAGTTATGCTCGTAAGTATGCTTTAAATGGTTTGTTTTTAATTGATGATACAAAAGATGCTGACACACAAGATAATCGACAAGAAAACACAGAAAAAATATCTGACGATGATTTACAAGCATTAAAAACACAACTTGAAAAGGCACATGAAAAGGGTCATCTAAAGCAGTTCTTTCATAGTATGACACCTATGGCTAAAGAAAAACTAAGGGATTACGTTAATGACCTCAGAACATCTTAAAGATAACCGTAGGCATAATATTATTACTGCCTCACAAATATGGAGTAGTTTGTATGAACGACAAAAACTATGGCGAGAAAAGACGTTACGAGAACCACCGTTTGAAGGAAATATTCAAACTCAATGGGGTTTGGATAATGAAAGTAGAGCACTCCATGAATTTGAAATTTATATGGATGATATTTGTCATTCTGGGAATCATCTTGTTGTGCATGACGAGTTACCTTTTGGTGCTAGTCCTGATGCTTATTTAAATGGTATTCCTGTAGAGATCAAATGTCCTTATACGCAAAAACTGTATGATGGCATACCTGAACGCTATTGGATGCAAATGCAGCTTCAAATGTTTTGTTGCAATGCTATTGCGTGTCATTTTGTAGTATGGACACCAGATGCAATGCACACAGAGTTAGTGCAGTATGATAAAGAATTTATCGATTGGTATATACCTTATGGATTAGAGATGATTCAGTATATTAAAGACGATAAAGAACCACCTAGGTGGAAACGTAAACCTAAATATGAAGGAGTGAAACATGGAGTTTAATAAAAAAACTTATGAGGCTGTAGTTTCTAGCCTTACAAAGAAAAAATCAGAGTTAGGAGAAATATTAAAAACTTATGATTATGATATGTTTAACAAAATGCGTGGCAATAGAGAAGTTAATCTAAACCATGTGAAAAGACTTGTTAAATCAATGAAAGAGAAATATATACCACAACCAATATTAGTTAATAGTAATTTAGAAGTTATTGACGGTCAACACAGAATTGAATCTTGTAAAGAATTAAAATTACCTGTGTATTACCATATAATTCCTAATTCAGAATTAAGTGATGTTGAAAGATTAAATACATTCTCTAAAAGATGGGCAGGTCGAGATTTTCTTAATAAATTTTGTGATCTTGGATATAAAGATTATATAAAAATAAGAGAATTTATGGATGAATACAATCTTTTAGAAGAAACATGCCAATGTTTGTTAGCAGGAAAAACATCTTGGAACAGAGATTACCATGAAGATTTTAAGTTAGGAAAGTTTAAAATTAAAGATTTAGATTTAGCACATCAACGAGCAAATGATATTGTTAAAATAAAACCATATTTTAGTTATTACAAATCTAAAGGGTTTACTAGGGCTTTATTAAGGTTATTTAATATGCCACAATACGACCACAAAGTATTTTTAAATAAACTTAATTATTGTTCTAGTATGTTACAAAATCATTTAAAGATGGACACTAACATAGAAATGATTGAAAAAATTTATAACTTTAATAGCAAAAAGAACTACATTTATTTAACTAGATAAGGAGCTAATATGGCTGAATATGATAACAACAACACTTTTGCTTTGTTTAAGAACGACAAACAAGGTAATGAAAAACGACCTGACTATACAGGAACAATTACTGTTAATGGCGAGGAAATGCGAATGTCTGCATGGATTCGTGAAAGCAAAACAGGTAATAAATATATGTCTGGTCAAATACAACCTAAGCGTGAATCTACGCCAGCAGATACAAGACAAGCTCCGCCAAGTCTTGATGATTTTGAAGATGATTTGGCGTTTTAATTTTAACTAAGGAGGGTATATGGAACTTACTAACCAAGAAAAACGACTTTTAGATTACTTACAAAAGTATCTTAAAATAAATCCAATCGAGGCTTTAACTGATTTAGGTATTTATAGATTAAGTGATGTAGTGTTTAGACTTCGTAATAAAGGTTATGATATAAACACTAAAAGGGTAACAAGGATTAATCGTTATGATGAGCCTTGCAGTTTTGCTGAGTATGAATTAAAAAGGGCATCTTAGGATGCCCATTTCTTTACTTGTTACAAACGTACATTGTAACTTCAAAACCAAAACGCATTTCAGTAGCTGATGGTGTAGTCCACATAGTCTTTTCTCCTTTCTTTGAGATTAGACTGAATTATAATTTAAACGAGTACAAGTTCTTATAGAACAATGTATGAGAAGGAGGTAGTGATTTGTATGAGATGTATTATTGCAATAGGTAGCTATACTGTAGTAATATTAAGCATGTGTTTTTATGGTTATGTTTATATGAATACCGATAAACACAATTATGAGTGTAAAAAGGATAAACTGTTTAAATCAGCAACACCAAACAGTTATGTTTTTGTGAAAACTAAAGAAGAATGTTTTGATATTAGAGATGAACCTTTAATTAAGGAGTCTAAGAAATGAGTGACACAATAAACCCAGATCACTATAAACATGGTGGCATTGAAACGATTGAATACATCAAAGCCAAGATGTCACCTGTTGAATACTATGGTTATCTAAAGGGTAATGCTTTTAAATACATCAGTCGAGAAGGTTTAAAGTCTGAAAAGATTATGGACAAAATCGAAGATTTAAAAAAAGCACAATGGTATATCGATCAAATGGTAAAAGTCCATCAATCTGAAATAGCAGCACTAGAGGCTAAAGTAAAGCAAGATGAATGGATTGATGACGCACTAAATGACGAAAGTTAAAACTGACCGTACTTGCCACATCTGTTCTGCACCTGGTCGTATATGGTACAACAAACGATGGTGGTGTCATAACGATATGGAACTAAAAGGATATTGCCCACATGACAAAAAAAGAAAAGACACCAAAGATTCAAACTGATTATTTTAAGATAGACGGTTACAACTACAGCATTACGTTTATGCCTAATGATAATAAAAAAAATTATCAGATAATGAATGAACACACTTATAAAATACACAAAAAAGGGGAAGTAGAATGATAGCAGATGGTATTGCTTGGTACACATTAGATGATGGCACTAAAGCAAGAAGGGCAGATATAGTAAAATTAATAGAAAAAGTGCTAGAAAATGGCGAAATGAATGTGCCTGATATTGGAAAAAAAATAAAACTATACCCACAGGCGGTACATAACATAATTAAATACATGATGAACAAAGATATGCTTTCATCAAGAAAAACGCAACGGTGGACATTATATAAGCTACCAGAGACATGTTTATTAGATTCTGTGTTACATCCTGAGTTTAAAAAAATTATTGAATTATCAAAAAGAGCAAAAGGAATTAAACGCACGATTGATACGTGTAAAAATGTAAGTTATCCGTCTAAGATATTAAGTCATGCTTATGGGCAAGGATACGTTAATTATGAAGCGAATGAATGAGGCTTGATCGTTTAGAGGTTTTATTAGATGATTGGACACAATGGATGAAAACAGATAGCCATGAGCTTGGATTCCCTAAAAAGTCTATATTGTTATCGTCTGGTGGTGAATCTAGCCACGATGTATTTGAACAAATGATAGAAGTAGCTGATAGTGAGAATGTAAGAATATTAGATGCTTGTGTCGATTCATTACCTGACACGCAAAAAAAAGCTGTGTATGCACAGCATTTGAACCTAAAAAAGACTATGTTTCACGAACGTGATTATAGTCTTGCACTTGATAATTTATTGACCATTGTGGGTCGTAGAATTCACGCCTGAACGCTTTTTATCCCAAATATAACGTAACCAATACTTAACTCTATTTAAACGCTCTGTATGCCCTCTACGGTATATTTTATCCAACATATCACGTCTAAACTTCAATGTCTTTTTTGAAAAGGATAATGCCTCACAGTAATACATGTATTCTTTAGACCATGTATCTGTTTGTGTGCCGTCTGGTAAAGTGATTTCTTTAGCTCTGTGATCCACTAGCCACTACAATATAGCAAAACATAAACACACAAAGCAAAGCAAAAGATATGAAAAATATAAAATAAACCCACTTCCACTTAGTCATCTAAATCAGGCACATTACAATAAATAGAGTCGACAATAAGCTCAACGTCACTACCATCTGACAGATAGATAGTAAGTATATCTTCGCCATAAACCACATCGATAGCCTCAATTTGCTTCCCTGTCATGTGTTCAGCAATTTCAGAAATATCCATATCTGCCTTCCTCAAATGATTGTATTTAAGTTTATGTTTATTAAGTTGATGAAATAGTTTTAGTGCGGCTGACGCTTCAAATCGTATTACGGTAGTTTTTTGTTCCATTGACCATCCTCGTTAAGAACCATTGGCATGAGTTTAGGTTGCCCATTAATAATCATTCCACATCCTACTATGAAACGTGATTTAAAGTTTTTAGCATAATCAAATGCCATAGACTTTTGATTAATTAAACATCCAACTTGCATACCCCAGATAAGAGCATCTGGGTTAGAGTAATAGCCAATAGAAAACTTGGTATGGTAATGTCCTTGCACAGTATTCATACCGTATTGTTGTGCTACCTTCAATACATCGGCTGACATACCATGCGTAAAAAAGCAACGAGTACCATCACTTAACGTCAATGTTAAATCATCGACCCATTGCCAACCTTTTCCAACACCTAAAAATTCATTGTATGACTTTAGGTAGTCTTTAGGTAATCCGTATTTTAAAGCTCTCCTGTAAACTAATGACGAATGGTTACTATGCACTATTGTCATTCTAGGAAAGATTTCTTCTAATTGTTTGATGTAATGCCTAGCATTGCGTAGTTCATCACCTGCTGACATTAAATCAGGATTGTGTTCGTGCATAGATATAGCATGGTGGTCTAGTTCATCACCAATGTTTACAACCATATCTGGCTTGTATTTGTCTTTTAATGCACGAAGAAAGCTGAACGCATCCTTATGATGATAAGGAATGTGTAGATCAGATATGACTAATACTGACTTGTTCATCTATTTATTGTATAACGTAGTTCCTGTATGGTCTACTATTAATGCCTGTTTTCTAGGAGTTCTACCACTCTCTGCGAAAGATATATGAACCCATTGATTATACTCATTAATAACTTGGTCGTAAGGAATATCGCTATCAACAATGGCAGCGACAGCACTATCAATATTATGGT